ACCAATGTGTTTAATAAGAGATACCCAACACAAAACCATCCACAAGGGACGGTTGAGGTCTTTAGATCCACCATTATTACTAAAAGTGGTTTTGGATGCTCTCTTACCAGTGCTATAATTGCTTTGCGAATAGCAGTGAAAGTGAGAATAAAAAGAGAAGGGGGGTAAGAACTAAATCTAAATTTATCGCTAGTTATTCAAGCAGGGTTATTAATAGATGACCACAAAGTGGTTGGGGGGGTGCCAAGGAGTCCGCCGAAGGAGAAATCGTCGCCAATAGCTCGGTATACATCAAAGCTGCAGCCTTGTAGAGTACCAGTTGGATTGGGCACATCAACATTATCGATGCCTTGATATGCCTGGGAGCCTTTGATAGTAACCACAGGAAAGGGTGTAAAAATAGATCGGGTATTGGTGGTATTGTTGAGGCCATAGTTAGTTGGACAAAAGGGCCCCGTCGCGTGGAAAGGAACTTCGAACTCAATGGATCCTTCTTTATCAAGGAACATGACTGCACAGTCAGCAGTCATTTCGGGCTGATATGCGTAACCGATCTTGGAAGGGAGGAGTGTGGGCTTAGGAATGTCGATCAATGGTTGTATTGGGCCAGATGTGAGATTAGATGAGGGACCGCTATCAGTAGCAGTCCGGGCTTGCATGTATGGTATCAAGTTGCCATTTCTGGCGGGGGCAGAATTGTTAATGTAAACATAAACGGGCTTGGATAAATCGAAGTTGGGTCCATACGAAGTAACGGTAATTTTATATCGGATTGAACCGCGGAAAAATGCGTACATGGAATAGAGTTGAGAATAGGTATCATGGAAATTGTAGATTTTAGCCCGGGGCGTTGAATCTACAAGAGGTGGATATTCATACTTGTTAACGTAAGGAGGTTTGGTCTTGCCATCTAAAGTAACTAGGATGATACCATTAGGGGGGGTTACAGGAGCCCACGGGAAAATAACGAAACCATTGCATGAAGAAGTTTTAGCAGTGGAATCTGGTTCAGCTGTAGCCAGTGTGATACTAGCCACACGGGAGAATCGCTTGGCCAATTGGCGGAAAGAAGATATCACTTCACCCATACAAGAAGCATAGGGAAGCAAGGAAAGATCAGAACGAGAAACAGATTGAGTCGCATTCTCCGGTGTAACAAGAGTTGGTTTGCCAATTTGCGCATGATCACCAATTTGAGCTACATTAGGTATACCAAAGGGTGTATATTGGGGACGGACAGGAGCTCCAAATTGCGCATCCTCCATCGAGACAAACACTAGGACATCCACAGAAGAAGTGACTGTGGGAGCAGAAACGAGAGGGTTTATAACAGCTAATTCAATTATACCAGTAGAACAATTACGTGCATCCCCAGAAGTTATAGAAGTATCCAAATCAAAAGAATTATGCAACCAAGGTCGAATTGAAACGAACGGGATCTTGAAAGTGAAATCTGTACCCGAGGAAAGATCCACTTCCTCAGTGTACGCGAAGGCCGGCATATTGCTGATGGTAGTGCTTGATGAGTATATACCAGGCCGGAAGGAAACACGAAGACGGCCAGAGTGGAATTGAGTTTTAACTACATGAAATCGATAGACCATAGTACCTCGCCAAGTAGAATAGAAAGAAGCTACTCGAGCACACAAAGTCATAGAAGTGGCTTGAGTAGAACAAAGAGGGATCTTAGCTGCAGGGATTTGAGCCCATAGAGGGGCTACGGGCCATTGGAAAATGTTAGTTTTAGCAGCTTGAGTGGTGTCCCACTCAAAAGAGGTTAAGAAACAAGGGCGGGAAGCGACATAGTCAAGACGCATCTCGTCTACATCCGTTCCGGCCCAACCAGAAAATTGAGTGAGAGCATTTTCAGCAGAAAGAGCTAATTTATGTGAAGTATCTGTACCATCGTGATTGAGGAAATATTGGGCCGGGGTTGCTTTGACCCTGGTCACGGGTGCTTCAACGACAGGCTTTGAGAAGCCCAAGTGCTTGAGAATCTGTTCAGCCCCGCTCGATAGAGACGCCACCGGTGACGAGAGCCAGTTTAAACCCACCCATGGTAAGACAGAAGCTGCAATCCGCCCAACAGTGCCAACAGTTGAAGATATAGTACCTCGGGATTCCATGGTAGACAATTCTGTGCCAATTTGTGCGAAATTTGTGGTGAGGGGGGCATCAGTGGGGAATCTCAAATCTATATCCTCAAATTTAGCCCAGACGGTGTAAGATACAGAAGAAGAAACCAATGAAGATATGGGCGAGAGAACCGAAATTACAACATTTCCAAAGGATCCCTGACCAGTAGGCAAACCAAAGAAAAGGTAGGGAGAAATAAAAGGAGTACAGAATTCCATAGATGTAGTATTAGCAAGATTCATAACAACATGGGGACATCCAGATGCAGCGGTGACATTCGTAAGTGTGTCAGTCGCGTACCACTGCGTGTGCGATTTCATATATTCGGAATATGGAACATAATGGAGTAACAGAGCACCAGCTTGGAAAGGCTGGGAATTGACTTCTATACGAATGCGAACCTTGGCTTTAAGTCCAAGAAAACCTTCAAGCTTATTTATATTTTGGGTTACATTAAGAGGTACTTCAGCCGAACCAGTATTAAACAGTTGTTTAGGGAATACCATGTTTTGTAGCACCGTTCCACGGGTTTGTGCTGCTTCCCATGTTCCTTGTGCAATGATTATGTATCGTGACAGAAAATCAGTAATAGAATGGGAATGAGTTTCACCTATATCATCATACATCTGTGCGGGTAGATCATTAAGAGCGATAGCATATTGATCCTTAGCGGATGTTCCATCGTCTCGGAGTGTAATAGTGTCAGAGGGTTGAGGAGTCGAGAGGGTTAAGACATCAGGATTTGAATTAAATGATTGTTGTGCAAGTGGGGTTATTTAAGGGTAGAGCTCACTTAAGCTACTGCCCCGACTGACGGTCCCTTGGATATTGAGGGGCTGCCTCGTGCGATCCTAGGGTATAAGGCTGAATAGCCACGCACCTTCCATCAATAGCACTACTTGGGGCCTTTGAGACGTCAGAAATTTGTCGGTCCGTAGCAAGATCACATCGATGGGGTACACATTTGATAGTGGGAGGAGAAATAAAGCGGGGTAGATCCCCGGTGGTTATCTTAGTAAGGTAATCCATAAGGCTCAATTGAGTAAAACCAGTAATCCCATGATCTATAGCAGCCTTGATCACACGCTTAGACTCGCGATCGTAAATCTCTTTGCCGTGGACAGCCAGCTCTTGTAGAACAGTCGTAATAGTATCCGCTTCTTCGGGCATCGATCCCAACTTCTTGTACTTCGTCCAATTCAAGATATCTAAGCGAGTGTTCAAGTCTGCTGGGCATGTATACATTGGTAGTAAGCCGAAACCCGTGTCCACCTTTCTAAAATAACGTTTAAGAAAAGAAACATCATCAATCGTGCGGGAACGTTCATAGTTAGTAGTTTTTTGTGCTGTAGTATATGTCATACCAAAAGATGCCATACACTGAACCAAAGAGTGCATGTTGAACCAATCGATAATAGAATGACTGATAGAGAGTAAATTATCATCGCCATATGTAACTATACGAACAAGTTTATTGAAGGTTTCCATGTTAGCTAGATGTGGGAAACCGGCTTCAACAGCTATCTTTATGAATGCACAACGGAACAAGATTAATTCATACACTGAATTGGCTTCTGCCGTAGCGGGGAAACCTGATGGGAGTGAGTGAGTACATTGATAGATTTGACCCTGATTGTAACGGGTCGCATAACATGCAGCGTGCCATAGATTATACCTGAGGGTGGAGTGTTCATCATCATAGAATGAATTAAAGATACGGAATACGGACCACATCAATTGGTCCATCAGCGTACCATCATAGTTGGTAAAATCACCATCGATGATATGTTGGGAGTTTGATATGAGATGCAATGCTAGGTGATGCCATTCAGAACTCCAGACGTCAATACCTATGGCTACACCATTGAGGACCCTATTGTGACGGATATGTGCCATGAGCGAGAGAAAGTACTTGCGAAATACAATATTATAATGCATGGGACCATTGGATATAATACGAGTTTTGGCGATATCAACTTTTGCATGTGGTAAACGTTCATCCTTAAGTGTATCAATCCAGAGTATATCAGTGGGTTTGTTATCCGCACATGCTCGCTCGAGGTCTAAACAATCATCCAGTAACGCTCTCGCTTGAGGAGTATCAAGAGCCCATTCGTCACCCTTTCCCAACCAGAACGTTTTCCCTGCGAAACCTGGCGGGCGCGGTTGAAGTGAATAAGGAAAACCTGGTGAGGTGGTGCGATTGACGGGTGAGAACAGTTCATCATTAGGAATACCTTTAATGGCCTCCTCGAGAGTTAAGACGCGTGGTTCTGGTCCATTCGAGCGGAGTTGGGAGTGAATTAAATTACGAACATCAATCTCGGCGCTTTCTAGTATGTGTGGATCTACATAACCGCAGCGGAGGCCAGCTTTCTTAGCTCCTTCTAAGAGGGGATCTTTCAAGATTGGGATTCCATCAATAATAACCTCTGTTGGGCGCAAAACCGCAGGACGTGTTAATGGTTCTTGGATAATACCATGCAAGGTGGATTTAACTATATTGGTGCGTGAGGCTTGAGGGATCTTAATAGGAAATTCTCCAAGGTGTAGGAGACCACAATTGAATGGATCAGGAGAAGGTTTCAAATCATCGAACCCATGACCACATTGAGCGGTGGATGGTAAGATCTCAACACACATCTTAAGTTCTTCCCGACTAATGACTTGTGCATGATTGATTCCGCTTTTGTTTCCAGAAATATGAATGCCAAATATACGACCAGAAACAGCATCTGAATTGACACTAATGATCTTACCGCAATCCCCGACCTTCGTTGGGATCTTATGAATAGCTACGCGTGTTGTGCGGACAAGGGTATCACCCATAGTGAACCTATGGGGGACGTTCTCAGGTTGCAGAGTGCATTCACCACCATGTGTTGAGGGGACAGGCTTACCAGTCTCCAGATCAATACCAGAGAGAATGGCATCAAAAGTGCGATCCATCATCTTTGCTATATCATCCTGGGATGCGAAATGGTTAATTATGTCTTTACCTCTATGAATTTCTTTAATAGCGAATACGCAAACATCCCTGGGGAGGTCGTCGTGATCACTGAGTGTTGCAACAGGCCCATCAATCCAAGTGGAATAGGGTCGTGTAAGGATAACAGATGGATTCATATGATTCACCATGATGATCTCTGTAGGAACGTGAGACTTTAATCGGAGATAAAAATGATAAGGCATGATATATATTTGTCCAATAACATTCGTGATAGTGCCACATTCAATACGACTACCATCTGGATAAACTGCTGTGAGGTGGTATTGTTGTCTCCTAACTTTTGCTATAACATCCATTTGACCCGTGCTTTGACCCATTTCGGCGATGTTAGTCACGAGAGTGGGCTTGGCAAGGGTAGTGGTGCGTGGTTGTGGTCGAACACGGGGCTGGTGGTTGCGTGTATCACTCTCTGCAATGTTATGCGTATCACTGGAGGATCCAGCTTCCAATCGGGGCCTAGAAAACAACTTGTCTTGTTCTTTCTTCTGCTTAGCCTCCTCTTCCTGTATACGGTGGCGGTTTTCAGCCCAGACCCCGAGAGCAACCAGACTACCGCCAATCAAAAACCAGGATGATTTAGATGATGATAGGAACCATTCTTTGAAATATTCGACAACAGTCCCAAGACCTTCCATAAAAGAGCGGGCCATGGGCTCTAACCTATTGTAAGTGCTCGACGCCATCTTCTTAACGAAATCTAAAGTCTTCTTAACTTTGGATGGTGTGGGGTTCTTCATGCGATAAAAATAAATCACAGCAGCCTGCCATTGTTGAGGGGGGAAGATAGTAGGCTCAAAGTTGGTCAATTGGACAACTGATGGTTTGAGATGATCATCCAATTCTTCAATCTCGAAATGTAGGAGGGTGCGATAATCTAGAATATCCAATTCTGAAACATTGAAGTCTGGATTAGGATCTAATGAAAGTATCTGTCTAAGATCCTCAAGTGTGTATGATGGTGGAACACCACACTGAGCGAATGATGTAGAAGCTGTGGAGGCTATGGGATCAAAGTATACGGATTCCTCAGATGCGGATCGTGTGGGAATTGGTTCTTCACCTATCTGGGCTGTGCTACGACGGTCATCAATATATGCTTGCAGGAACTCATCAAGTGCGAGACCATGGTTTTTACGTGATATGAGATCTTCTTTGAGTATAGCGATAAATGTATCCCATCCCACGCGTTCACCAGTAGCGGCATGTTGTTGATTACGGAAACGTGCATCAAATTTAATAAAATCATAAATGTATGGGTTTATCGCCCATTTCTTGCCATTAAGTACAGGGGAATCATCAATGACTTTCTTCAAATTCAAGCGATGGGGCCTGAGGGGAATACCCTCACTGTTTTGGATGAGATATTCAGATTTAACTTCTATATACCAAGATTGAGTGAGACGATTCCACACAGCATCAGGATAAGTGAGTGATTCTATCTTGAGGTCCATAGCATTCGTACTAGCTATAACCACTTTAGAACGGAAGTCTGTAGTCCCTTTTTGTGAAATATCAGCCATGTGAAGTGGGCATGGGAATGGACCTACAGTGCGAATGATTTCAAAAAATTCCAAATTGGGATTGGCCGATGAATCTTTCATTTGTCCAAAATCATCATATATGGTGACGAATTGGCCTTGATACCCATCCCAAAATTCCATCTCGATATTGCGGGGATAGAGTTGGTCTTTTGCATCTTGTATACCTGCTTCCAGACACAGTTCAGTTGAAATCAAATATTGAAGGCGAGATTTACCAATTTGCGATTCACCCACCATCCACAAGGCCAATGGAACAGATCGTATGGCCTTTGTCTCGGGGTAGCAGGTTTCAGTGAGGTTTTTAATCCGGGCGGCTTCTCTCATCCAATTCGTCATAGCCTGGCGGAGGTTGGGTGTCATAGCAGAATGATACTTGCGAATGAGATTATTACCAGTAGTGTACAAGGTTATAGCTTTATATCGACCATCATAAGTTGAGCAGATAGCCTCGCGAGTAGGGGCATAAGTGAGATCTTCAACATCTTTCATCCACCTAGATATTTCAGGGATGGCTCCATCCAGTTCGTCTGGGTTGAATCCCAGGATTTTGACCTTTATCCAATCCCACATGACAATGACAGCTTTATGAGTCCAAGTAAAGATTTCGAAAATACCGCCGGCTGTTCGTGGGACGGAACCCATTTTGGACAACATACCATACGCAGTGTTGTCTCTTCCTGGAACTTTTCCAACAATGTATGTGACGAGTAGTGTGGATACCAGTGCAAAAGCAGATGGGAGGTGAGAAGCGACAGCATCCACCCCTATCTGAGCAGTGTCATTCAAGGGGACCTGTGGTGGTGTCGGGTTGCTATGTGTTGAGTCATCTGTGCAGAACTGCCTAAACACAGTGAGAAGGCAATCCCCACGATACACAGCATCGAGGATCATTTTGGTGGGTAGAATAAGTAATTCATAGCTAAGTACCCCCATACGATAAATAATATACAAACCAGTAACCGTAAGAAGAGTAACTAAGATGGATCTAATACTAATTGGTAAGAAACCACAATCACTATCGAGGATGGTTTTGATAGTCTCAGAAATCATACTACGAATAGATTCAGCTGTGGGCAATGCTTGAATGCGCTCTGTGGCCTCGGTGATTAAAGTGTCAGCCTTATCAATAGTTGGTTGAGTGCCTGCCAACCATGAGAGAACGCCAACTTGGGCTACATCAGGTCGAATAAATTTTGTTAGTGAATCTAGAAATTTAATAATTGCTTGTACCACAGCATTGGAGGTGGAAATAGCCTCTGTACAACTAATGGTACAGTTACACCTGTCCGTTCCACAACGAGTGCAATGACAGGAAAGACAATTAGTTTTATTGGGATCTTGGGTGGTGGGTAAGGTGCGATCACACTCGCCAATTTGAGCAACGTCATAGTCTATCATGGTTGTTTTAAGACGATCACGGCGGGCCTGGCTGAGAAGTTTGTTATACAACTTAATTTCAGTTTGAATCTCTTTCTTCTGTTTAAGAGATATCTTAGCACCAGCCCTATAGCGATTGTGGCGGACTGGTGGGTCAATATCTACATCAATGCGGACGGGCCCAGGATTTGGTTCAATGCCCTCCTCAGTGAGGTCTTCGGGGGGATCAGGGTAGTGTATAGACTCTAAATATCCAGGATATGTGAGGTCCAGTTCACGAACAATGTTACAACCAATTAAGATTATACCAACGAGTGCTTCCTTTAACTGAGTTAGGCTACCAGCTTTAGTCAGATCAAGAGAAGTGGCGATGCGTTTAGAACGATAAAATTCCCTCATAAGAAAACCAAGGTGTGATGATCCACTAGCCATAATATTGTCCATCTCAACAAAAACATCGAACTTATAACTAATAAAGAGAATGTGCGATAATAAGTGAGTTGAATCGGTGTCTAAATCTATATTATTCTCTACGCAGAACGATAATATCTCCCATGAGAATTTTTGAAGAAATTCCTTGTTGTCAAAGTGTTGGGATAATATATCAATCAACCGTTTAGAATAGGGATAATCAGTAGAGGCGCGCGGGAGGTCAGCATCGGTAGAAGCGGTGAGGGGGGGTGTCACATTTCCGAGGTGTGACGCATTTGATTCATTATTTGTGGCCATAGTTAAGAGTAAAAGTTTACAACCATTCTAGAGGTCACCCAGTCCCAACCAGGACAACGGTATTCACATCTAAGCGGTCCCCTAAATCCAAATTCATGGAGAGGATCCTCCAACCCTGATGGACATCATATCTAGTGGGGCAGGCTTTATCCACCTGTTGTTCCGCACACAACTATTCCATCGCGAATTAACGCTTGGGTTGGATTCGTCTCGGTACTTGGCTTAAATGCTTTAACATGGAGTGATGATGGTTTGGTAAACATGAAACGACAATGAAACGATAAATGGAGGTGAGTCTACAGATTGATTCACAGAGTGTACGAACACTAAAACAGATCACCCATAGGGGATTCAAACAAAATCAAAGCGGTGTAATGTATCTTCAAAAGCTTACGGTCCACCGAAAAGAAAAAGCGGTTCAATCATAACCACAACAATCTAATAGTTTATGAATATGGCTACAAAAGCAATCCTTAAGATACACTATAATAGAGACGATCTCAGCGAATTTAAAACGGACTGTAGA